CAACGATGCCGTCACCAAAGTTAGTTTCGATGACGAGTTTTGTCACATTGTAACGTTTGCAGTGCTTTAGAATGTCAAGTAATGTTCGGTCACTGTATCCGTCTCTGTAAGCACACATTTTGTGCAAGTACAAGAAACCGTTGCGGTGGGAGATAAAAGCTGCTGCTGTTTCATCTGAGCCACGACCCGACGGATCAACCGAGCAGATTGTCTCTTGGTAAGGATGCCATTCTCCTTGTAGCTGCATTGGACTGTAGAAATAATCTCCAGGTAGTCCGACAGTCGGTAGTTCTTTGAGTACGTTTTTTGGGTCTGAGCACCAGATGATGGAGTCAGGAGCATCAGAAGGATTAACAGAGGTGACGATAAGGTCAGCCATCTTGAGTGGAAACTTCTCAGAGTCGCTGAGACTGGTGTCCAGCATGAACTGGAGTAAGAAGTTAGACCTTCCCATCGCCGCTTCACGTTCGATAAGGTCATCATCAGCAAAACGATCGGGGTCAGTTACGTTCCAAGGTTCTGCACCGTTGTCTATATCGGCCACCAGCTGCGGCGCTAACAGGCCTTCGTACTGGCTTACCTTCCTAGGGTACCTAGCAGGCCAAACAAAGGGCTTGTAGGCCCTCTCAGCGAGCTTACGGTAGACAGTGAAGGTTGTCTGTGGAGTGCCAAGGAACATAATTCGTGAATCATCCTTTGGTGTAAGGATTGACTCAGCTTCTGTACATAATTGAAGTAGTTTTTCTCTCATGAGTTCTGTCATGGAGTTACCAGGGACTTCAATGTCGTCTAGAATCATCAGATCAGCGCGACTACCAGTCAACTGACCAGTAATACCAACTGATTTAACGGATGGTGCCTGGTGGGGGCTACAGTTGACGTCAAAACTGATGCGTGACCAGCGAGAGTCGTCAGATTTAGGTCTTAGGTGAGACAACCAAGGTGTCTCGATGATCAACTTCTGCAAAAAGATAGACATGTTGTCAGCTCTTTCTTTAGAAGCTGAGATAATCATGATCTTTTTTTCAGGGTCATTGAAAAGTGTCCACAGAACAAAGGCTCCAGTAATCCAGCTCTTTCCCACACCACGGAAAGCCTGTATTTGAAGACGCTTAGGTCCATGTTGAAGATAGTCTGCGATTGCATATTGTGCACGGGTAGGCGAAGGCAGGTCTAGTTGACCCCACAAAGCTTGTAGGAAGACTTTGAAGTCAGCCTGTATTAGATCTAATGTAGTCGTCATTTCTCCAAAGTTTAGGTCCTACGGGTTTGTCAGCAAAGCACTGCATAGTTGTAAAGTCAGAACGATTAGACACAAAGTATGGATCACAGACCAATGACTCATAGTGGATGTCAAACCACCGTTCCTCAGGTAGTTCTTTTTTTAGTAAATCAATGTATTTGTAGCAATGTTCTACGTGTGTTTTATAGAAAGTTGGGTCTGTAACGTAGTCTTTGTACCACTCTACACGTTCTAAACTTGCGACAATATCATCTACATTTCTGTACATAAATGCAAACTTAGCTGTTGGGTACATAAAACTAAGTTCAACAACACTTTTAAGAAGTGCTGGTGATTGGACTACAGACTTTACGTCTACGTCAAGGTTGTAATCAAACTCGTCTACGTAGGTCAGCTTTGTGTCACGGGCTATAATGTGACTTGCCAAGCGTGTACCAGACCGCTGTGGTCCTGTTACAATGATCATGGAAAAGGGTGGATGTGTGTTTTATCGATTGATCATCAGATCATGTGCAGATTCAATAGGTGGTAGGCTTTGAAAATACTCACCCAGACGATCTGAAACGCTTTTACCAGTAAGGTATGCAGCAAAGTCGTCAAGCATTAGTGCTCCGTCGATAGCCATACCTAGACGTTTGTCAATGCCACCTATAGTCTTTGCTACAGCTCTACGACCAGCGTGTTCACCGAGTTGTCTTACGACATCTGTTGGGTCAAAGTTGACGTATTTACCAAAACGTCGTTTTGCATCACGCGGTTGGAACTTAGTTTGGTCGATACGCTCGCCGTAACCTACGTATTCACCAGATTTGTCTGGAAAAGCTTCAAACGCACCTTTTGTAAAGCGTTTGTAAGCAAGAGCACGCTGGTTCAAGTTTGCACGTCCTTCTACGTCTGTGCCGCGCCTAAAATCTTTTCTAACGTCATCAAGATCTTGAATCGGTGCAAAGTTATACATGCTTGCAGTTTTACTTTGACCAGGAGGTGCGTTACGTGCTGTAGGAATTTGGTCAATCAGTTGATTGATCGTAGCTCTGATGCCCAACAGTTTTACTCCTTTTGCTGGCACAGGATTACGCTTCATGTTTGTATCGAGGTTGCTGAACATAACCTCGTTACCTTGGGCTGTAGGAGTAAGTCCAGCAAAAATCCTTGTTGTAGGATTCTTGATTCCAACCCTACCGTCTCTGGTTGTTAGT